GCCTTTCCAAATCTTAGAGAAGATTGTAGATAAGCCGTTGCGGATTCGTGGCGTGGCCATTGCTGCGGGCATGAGCAGAAACTTTAACATTTACACGCCCGAAGAACTGCAGTCTTTTGCTTCGAAGCTTGTTGGCTCACCTGTTTACATTGAGCATGTCTCCGTTGACAATGCGGTTGGCAAGGTAACGAAGACCGATTGGGATGGTCATGCCCTCTGGTATGAGGCGGAGATTTACGAGAGCGAGGTCGCGGACAAGATTCGCAAGGGTTTAGTTCAGCATGTTAGCGTGGGCGCGGATTATGAAGCGATTGATGTTGTGGACGGCAAGGTTCCGCATGGCTTGCACAACGCTGAATTAAGCCTTGTTGCTGTTCCTGGTATTCCTGAGACTAACGTGCAAATTTTGGAGAAGCTCGCAAGAGAACAGGTTGATCCGCTTGTGGCGGGCGAGTACTTTTTAGGGTTTTATCAGGATCCGGCGTTGTTTTTGCCTGAGCATTTCCGCACGGTTTGGCTGGATCAAGCCAACGGCGTTTTAGCGGTTATGGCTAAGACCCGCGTGGATCCTGCTCAGGAGCGGTGCCAATCAATTTTGTTTTTGAGAAGTAAGTGGCAGCCGAATACGGTTTCGGATTGGCTTGCTATTCATCCTGATTACGTGTCCCCAGTAAGTGCTTCTGCAAGGCAAAGCACGCCGACAGGGATTGAAAACATGAAACCAGAAGAGTTAGAAAAACTCGTCGAAGAGAAAGTGAAGGCGAAGCTGAAAGAACAAATGCAAATACTGAAGTGTCCTAAGTGCGGTCAAACGTTCGATTACTATCAATGGCAAAGCAACAACTGGAAGTGCCCGAATAAGGATTGCGGTGTGGAAGTTGTGCCTCCTGAACCTATCCTTTTGCAGGTAAGGGGGCAGGAACAACCTAAAGATGTTGTGGCAAGAGCTAAAAACCATTTTAAGAAAACAGATGAGGAATGGAATGCGCTTTCAGAGGAAGAAAAGCAGCAGCTCATAAGTCAGTTGCCTCCTGTAGGAACTAAGCGAACGCAAGAGCAGGATGACCGTGAGAAGGCGCGGCAGGAGCAGCAGCAGCGAAGCCAGAAGTATGGCATCGGCGTGAAAGACGGTGGCAACGTTACTAAGCCTAGCGAATATGCCGACCTTTCAGATGATCAATTCGCTGATCCAGTCAACTATCGTTACCCTATCGACAAAACCCATGCAGATGCAGCTCTCAAATACTTCAATCAGCCCGACAATAGAACCGCAGGTGGCTACTCGCATGAGGAACAAGTTAAGATCATGGCAAAAATTATCGATGCAGCCCTAGCGAGTGGAATTGAGGTTTCTTGGCAGCCTGAGGACCCGGTTTACAAGGATTTGCCTGAAGAGTTGAAGGCTAAGCTGTCTGGATACACGAAGGAGAAAAGCCCAGCGGAGAAGCTTGCTGAAGCCAACAAGACGATTGAAGATTTGCGTAAGCAGATACCGGGTGGCGGGTTGCTGAAAGATCCGCCTAAGACGATGCCGATAGCGGAAATGGTTGCGGTTCTTGAGGGGCTTTTGCCATCGCCTGCGGTTGAGCGGAGTACAATGGGAATGCAGCGGGAATGTCAAGAGATACGGCGAGCGATCCGCACGCTTAAGGAGCAGTTGAAAAGTGAATAAGGACGCGATTAAAGGTATTCTTCAGAGGTATGTTCCGCCTTTAAGTGAGACGCTGGTTGACGAAATAGCTGACGCTGTCTTTTCACAAATAACAAGTGAATCACAGTCACAACAGGTGACCGCGAGTAGCAGAGGACGAACTTTGCGAAAGCGAAAATAAAATTTTGGGGTAGATGGTAAATGGCTGATGTTTCAGGCAAAACTTGGATGGATATAGGCGAAACGGACGATCCGAACGCTGTAATCGAAACTTTCGTTGCGGATGCAGCTATCACTAAGGGTGATCCTGTTTATCTCAGTGCTGACGATCAGGTTACGCCTGCTGGAGCTGCGCAGGATTGTATTGGCATAGCCGTAAAAACGGTTGCTGATACTAAACCTTGTCCTGTGCTGACTCGTGGGCGAGTCAAAGTGAAGGCTGGCGGCGCTATAACCCGCGGCAAAGCGGTTTATGGAGCTGACGCAAGCCAAAGAGTACTAGTATTACCTGACATCAACGAAGGCGGTTCAGCTACGATATCATGGGCAAAGAAACTTGGCTATGCTTTGGAAACCACATCCGCCGTAGACGACTTGCTTTTCATCGTAGTGGAGAAGTGATAGCTTTGAAACCGAAGCTTTTTGAGAGTTTGATGGCGAAGGATAGCGAGCATAAGCAGTTCTACGAGCAACTAAAGGCGACGAAAATGGAGCATCCTTTTCTCAAGCGTTACGTTGCAATGGCTATCAAAGAAGGCTTAACTAGTGACATGGCTGGCGCCTTGGGACGTATGCATGATACGCTTGTGGAAGCTGCATGGCCAGAGCTGATCGGCAGGAACATCATTACGGTGCGGCCTACAACTGAGGCTATGGAGCGTTTTCCGCTGGATGCCAGCGCGGTTGCCTATAAGTACGCTGAAGTCGCTATAACACGGTTAAGCGGTAAGAAGAACAGTACGGTCGATGTTTCCACGAACGTTCTCGCTGAATCTTCTGAGGAGTGGACGCGGGAGTTTCTTGAAGACGCCACGTGGAATGTCATGGATAACATGGTTGAAAAAGTCGGTAGGGCATTAGGGCAAGAGGAAACAGAAGACATAATTGCTTTGTACGCTGCGATCGCGGCTGGGGATTTGGCTGGTGGCGCTGAAATTGCTGGCGGCGGTGCTGTTCTTAGCTGGGCTGGTTTGCTTGCTATGCATAATGCGGTGCGTGGTGCGAATTGGCGTCCTACAGTGCTAGCGTTGAATGAGATGCAATTGCATCAATTGCTGAACGATGACAAGTTTATTCACGCGCAGTATTTGCCTTCGGCGCAGACTGATCTTGAGCAGGGCATTGTTACGAGCGTGTTGGGCATGAAGGTTCAAGCAAGCACTTTGGTGCCTAACGGAACCGCTTATGCGATTGATACTCGTGTGGCTGCTGTCATGCTGTTGCGTAGAGATGTGACTGCTGAGGATTGGGAAGACGTGAAGAGCGGCAAGTATGGTGTGCGTGCTACTACTCGTTTCGGCCTAGGCGTCCTGAGAAGTAATGCTGTTGCCAGAATGACAAATATCAAGCAAACATTGACTTAGGCTGAGGCTTTTCTTTGGCTGCATATAGTGGCAAATGCTCTCGGTGTAAGCGCGAATACTACGCGGATCATCCCGACGTGGTGGTTTGCGACTGCTGGGAACACTGCCCTTTATGCGGCGAATGGATGGCGCCTTACATTCCTGATTTAGCGCCGAATACATACGGCAAGGATGGCAAACGCGATCTGCTGATACTACGAGTATGCAATAACGTTGTTGAGCATTCGGATCATTCTCCCTTTTTTAGTATCCTGAAACCTGTTGAGGTTGAATTGGAAAATGAAGGTGCTTAAAGAGAATATTGAGCGAATGCGGGCTGTTTTGTGTGCGCTTAGCCGTGGCTCTATGTCCCGCACGGCGTTGGAGAAGCGTTTTGTTCAGAAAACGTCTGGTTCTCCCGCCACTTTTGAGGCTACTTTCCGTTTTCTTGTTGAAGACGGCTGCATCGAAAAATGCGGTGTTGAGCACCGGGCGCCTTTCCGCATGACAGAGAAGGGTAAGGCGTTTTTGGCTTGGAGGACTCACGAATGAGCAAGGTCGTTAAGAAGCTTCGCGAGGTTTTGTCTCGTGCGCCCGTGTTTGGAAGCGCGTCTCCACAGGCACAGGTGATTTTTGACACTGCGGAGATCGAGTTGAAGGATGTTTGGGAACTTTACAAGCGTGATCCCACTTGCCGTTCAAGCGTTAACTTGTTGGCGGCGTCGGCGGTTGGCATAGGGTTTTACACTACTTGCGCGGCTGAGGAGGATTATGCGGATGCGGAAAAGGCGAAGGAAGCTGTCGACAGATTCAACAAGAATGTTGGCGGCGCTGGGCTAGACCGCATGCTGAATAACATGGCTAAGCGCGTTATCGCATGTGGAAACGATTTCTGGCTTAAAGTTTCATCCACGGAGCTTGTTCCGCTTCCGATCGACGCGGTTGAGAAAATAGAAATAGAATTCGCTCAACAGGAGGGCGTGAAGGTTCCGTTTCGAGTGAGCGGTTACAAGCTTCGCGCCAAGTATGGCAGAGGCACGCTTAAGCCTGAAGCGGTGATTCACTGGAAGCTTGAGGATGACGAGCCTTTCGGATTCGGCATTGGACTGCTGCAGACACTGCTCCATACGTTAACGATTGGCGGTAATAGGCGTCCTGCGTACGCGTGGATGAAAGCGAAAATCGAGAAGATTATGCCCAAGATTTTCGAGAAGTACGCGGGTCCTGACGTGCTGGCGATATTGGAGAACGCTAAGGACGAGGTAATTCAAAAGTTTGAGCGCACTATTAAGAATCGTCCTGAAGAAGGCGCTTGGCTGTTCTACGGTGGCAAAGGCGCTAAGGGAGAGGTTTACCCTGTCACCATTGATCCACGTGCAAGATTCGAGTATTATATTGACCACATCATAAATCAATTCTACCTGGGTGTTGAGACGCCTTTGCCCAGGTTGTTTAGCACGCCTGGCTTCACTGAGGCTTCTTCGAAGGCGGCTTTGGAACTGCAAGAAATGTTAATTCGTCCGTTTCAGCGTGATTTTAAGCGTACGGTTGAAAGCGAAATTTTCGACGCAGTTATCGCGAAGAACGGGTTTGATTTTGAAAAAGCCAAGGTTCGGCTTAACTGGGGCAGTCAAGAGACTCCTAAGCTTGATGTTGCGGATATGCTTCGGGCTGCGGAGCTCGGGCTTATCCGCCCAGAAGAGTTCCGTAAGAACGCGGTTAAGTTCGGTTGGGAACTGTCTGAACCAGAGCAGGAAGCTGACGCGAAGGAGGTGACTGATGAGGATGAACGGGTTGAGCAATAGGGCGCAGGCGGTTCTTGTCGGCTTAAGTTCTGGGCTAATCGCGTTTGGCACTGCCGCGGCGGCGGTTCCAGATTTCGTTCCGCCAGAGTTCAAAGTTCCGATTGCTGTTACCGCGTGGCTTGCTGGCGTCGTTGGCTTCAGCATTAAAGAAGCGCTTGGCGGGCAGGCGCCTAAGACGGAGGCTTAAGGCTTGACTGAGGTTGCGTACGGGCAGTACGCTGAGGCTTACAAGGCTATTCATAGCGCGTTAAGCGATATTGCAGCGTCGCCTCCAGGCAAGAAGACTACAAGGATGGAGTTTTCGTGGAATCTTGATGGGTCGGTGAAAGCGATAAAGTTCTATGATGGCGAAGAGTTGCTGTTTACGTTGACTTTTGATTGGAATCCTGATGGGACGCTTAAAACTGTGGATCGGTCATAACGTTGAAGTCGCAGCTTCTTTCGAAAACGGTTTTTCGTGAGGCAATTTGTGAAGGCTGGAAATTCAATATTGCTCCTGCAGGGAGGACAAGACTACGGAAGCCCTTGGCTAAGCTTGAGTTTGAGTGGAACAACGATGGTTCGCTGCGTG